ACGCGTTGGCTGAGCGTCGAGTGGACGCTCAGCAGTTGTGTGCTGATGCGTTTAGCCGCCTGTTCGATAGTGTGCATGAGGTGACTGAGTTGGGGTGGGTGAGCCGCTGTACGGAGGTTCAGCAGCCGCACCTGGTTCAGCACAAGTACGAGGCGTCCCGCCTGTTTCAGTACACTGCGGCGGTTCAGGTTGTTTTCCGCCAATCTCCTAAAGCCGGTTAGCCCCGGCTCTGTTGTTTTATAGACCTGTATATGGAAGGAGGGCTAATGTCTAAGCTCGATGAATCGCTCGACGCGACTACTATTGCGAACATTGGCCATATTTACTACGCCCCTGTTGGCACCCCGTTCCCTAAGCTGAACACCTTTGATTTCACCGGCGAGGACTGGGGCTCCTGGAAGTGGTTTGGCGACACCTCGGCAGAAACTCTGCCGGAGTTCGAAGAGGACGACGGTAAGGACTCGAACAAGGATACCTGGGATCGTAAGGATACCCGCACTGGTGGTTCGATTACTGGCACCATTAAGAGTGTTTCTCCGTCGAAGACCTTCTGGTCTGTTGTGAAGGAAGGCGGCGTCGAGGAAGAGGACGGTTACGTTACTACTAGCCGTACCCGTGGCAAGACCCACGCTCTACTTATCGTCGTTGAAGACGGCAGCACCCTGACTGGTATCGGCTACTACATTGCTACGCTGAAGGCTGGTTTGCTTGGTCTTGATCGTGAGAAGTACACCGAAGTGCCGGTGAAGGTTACTGTGAAGCCGGACAGCCAGGAGCGCTGGCACAAGACCTTCTACCCGGTGAAGCGTCAGTCTGCTGCGCCTGCTGTCCGTGCCGCCGATGTGGCCGCTTAGTAACTGAATATTTGGTTGTTGTAGCCGTCTCTCCCCTTTTTGGTAGGGGANTCTACCCCCCCCCTATAGGAGAACCCTGTTATGACTACTGCTCGTAAGAAGATGCCCGCTGACCGTAAGGCGCCGAAGGTTCCTTTTAAGAAGCTGCCTGGTGCTAAGTATTTCCGCCCGCTCAATGAGATTGACCCGATTGATGCCCTGGAAGCGGTGGAAGCGCTGCAGGGGCTTGATATTGATGTTGATGACTTCACTAACCAGGATATGAAGCTGCTGGTGAAGGCGGTCGTGAATGACACGTTCATCGTTGACGTGGAGACGTTCCGTAAAGAGTTTTATAACGCTGCCAATCTGTTGCCTGCGATTCAGACTGTGTCTGCCTTTGTGGAGGAGCTGGGAAAAGGCATGCGCTCGACCGGTTCTTCTCAGAACACGAAGAGCTAGTTGGTGATTTCCTCGCTCTGTTCGGGGTGAACCCGTTCGAGATGGTTTGGGTTGAGGATCTGCGCCCGGTCCAAGCACTGCTGGGTCGGGTGCAGTACGAGGAGCGGTCTTTGTTCCGTGCTTTGGAGCTTGGGAACTCTGACCTGTTCGGGTGGGGCAATGAGGCTTATCTGCTGGCTGGTGTGGTCAATGGTGTGAATACGCAGGTGAAGGGCAAGCGGTTGACGGCTTCACAGCGTGTGAACCCTCCGCGGCCTGTCAAGCAGAAGAAAGAACGCGTCGGCGTTGATATGCGTCAGCCAGTGGAAAAGATGGACCTGTCTCGGATGGTTCCAGCGAAATACCGTTAGGGGGTTTAGTCGATGGCGTCGATTGGCAAGATGTCTATCCGTGTTTTCCCGGATACGTCGAAGTTCAAGGCTGATCTGAAGAAGGACTTGGCCGCGCTAAAGGGGCAGTTGCGGACTGCTGTTGATGTTGAGGCGCGTGTTGATCAGGCGTCTCTTGTTCAGACGAAGGCTCGCCTGGCGGGTATCGCTAAGGATTTTAAGACCCATGTGACGGTGGATGCGCAGACTCGTAAGGCGTCTGCTGCGTTGGGTGTGTTGACGCGTCCTCGTACTGCTGAGGTGCGTGTGGTGCTTCAGGGTTTGGATGCGGCGAAGGCTGGTTTGGCGTCGCTGGCTGGTGGTAATGTCGCCTCGGTTGGGTTTGGGCATGCTAAGGAAGTCGCTTCGAACTTCGACAAGATTGCGGTTTCTGCTGGTGCGGCGGCGACGAAGATTGCGGCAATGTCGGCGGCTATGAGCGCTATGGCTGGTAATGCGGCTATGGTTGCTGTTTCGATGGCGCAGATTTCTGGTGCTGGTCTTGCGCTGCCGGGCATTTGGGGCGGTTTTCTCGTTGGTCTGGCTTCTAGCGCTGATGGTCTGCAAAATATCCTGCTCGCTTTGAATGAGGTTGTCGGCAAGTCTGGCTATTTTGAGGATGCATTCCGCGGAATGCGCTTCGACCACAACAACGACTTCTGGAGCACCGCCAAGGTCGGCCTGAATGACCTTGTCCAGAATGGCGTCCTTCCGTTCATGGACGAGTACGTGAAGCTGGGCAAGATTACCGGCGTTTTCTGGTCTGAATTCTTCCGTGGTATGTCAAATGGCATCGTCGCGGTTGGTGGCATGGCTCAACTGTTCAAGCCGCTTCACGACTCGTTCGCTATCGCGTCTGAGGGCGCGGCGCCCTTTATGGAGGCGATGGTTCGTCTCGGCGCGGTCGGTGGAGAGTATCTGCCCCGCATGGCAGCTGCTTTCACCGAGGTCTCGAACGCGTTCCTGAGCTGGGTAACCCAGGCTCAAGAGACTGGCCGTATCAACGAGATTATCGAGCGCGGCATTACGAATGCGAAGCTTTTCGGCGGAATCCTTGTTGATGTCGCAGGCATCATCAACGG